AAGGGCCTACGAACCGTTTCGGGAAGAAAAGCCCGCGCCCCATGCCTGACCCCGATCCGGCTGTCCGCCTCGAGAAACGCATCCCCAGGGTCCAGAAGAGCTACACGATGGCGAACTTCGTCGTGTTCGTCTCGTTCCTGAGACTCGAGGACGGTTCTGTGATGAAACTGGAGCGGCATCAGCGGCTCATGCTGGCCGGCCACTTCAAGGGCGTCGAAGAGACGGTCATCATCCTGCCGAAGAAGAACTACAAGACGACGACGATGGCCGCTTTGGCGATGTTCCACCTTTGGTGCGTGCCTTCGGGGGAGTGTGTGATCGGCGCTTCCTCTCGAGACCAGGCCACGATCCTGTTCGGGCAGGGCGGGAAGCTCGTTTCGAACTCTCATCTCGAGTCGGTGTTCTCGGTGAAGGGCGGATATCGCGTGATCCGGGCCCTTCTGAACGGGGAGGTGACAGGAGGGCGTATCCGAGTGCTCGCGGCGGACGCCAAGACCGCGGATGGCGTGATCCCGACGCTGGCGATCGTCGACGAGCTCCACAGACACCCCAACGGGGAGCTTTACGGGGTGTTTCAGGACGGATTAGGCCCCAGGAATGGAAAGATCATCACCATCTCGACCGCCGGCTCGACCACAGACTCCCCGTTGGGCCAGATCCGTGACCTGGCGCACAAGATGCCGACTTTCAAGCGGGTCGGGTGCTACAACTCGGCCCAATCGCCGGATTTCGACTTCCACGAGTGGTGCTTGAACCCCGATGACGACCCGGAAGACCTGAAACTCGTCAAGAAGGCGAATCCGGCCTCTCGACAGACGATCGCCCGACTCCGAACACGCAAGAAGTCGCCTTCCATGACGGCGTGGAGATGGTTGCGGTTCGCCTGCGGCATCTGGACGGAGGGCGAGGAGCCTTGGTTGGCGCCGACGATATGGGACGGGCTGCCGTTGGCCGCGATCATCCCGGACGGAGCAGAGGTCGTGCTGGGATTGAAGGTCGGGCAGAGACACGACACCGCCGCGCTGGTATGGGTACAACTCGGTGAGGTCTACGGGTTGAATCAGATGCTTCTCTCCGGCCTAACGTCGGGCGATGTCCCGCCCTTGAAGCGCGTGGAGGCTGAGGTTCGGAAGCTCAACGAGCGATTCGACGTGCGGATGAACACCTACGTCTCAAAGACCTTCGATCGCTCCGGCGACGGTCTCCTCGAGGAGGGGTTACCGGTTGAATCCGTCCCCCAGACCGACGAGCGCATGATGAACATCTCCGAGACGCTGTTGACCGTCATCGAGGGTGGAAGACTGGCGCATGACGCCGACCCCGCGTTGAGGGCGCAGATCCTCGCCGGCGGTGTGAAACAGCTCGAGAAGGGTTGGCGTTTCACCGATCGCGGCCCTGCGACGGATGCGCTGTTCGCGTTGGGCGCCGCGATCTTCGTTGCAGAGACGCAGGTCTCGCCGGAACCGATGTTCGGGTGGGGTTAGTTCCGTGACCCGTAGCGGATTCTGAGGCCGTGGGACTACTGGACCGCTTCTCAAGAGTGCTTGGTGATGACGCGCTGTCCAAGTCTGAGGAGCGTGCAACGTATCCCCTCTCGATCAACGAATGGGTCTCCTACATGGGGCACATCTACCCCCTGTCGGGATACCAGCAGAGTCTGCAAGGCAAGACCGAGACGATCGGTAACACCTTCGCGGGTCTTGTTGCGGGGGCGTATCAAACCAACGGCGTTGTCTTCGCTTGCGAGCTAGTCCGTATGAGCCTGTTCTCTGAGGCAAGGTTCCAGTTTCAGGGCATGAGGAACGGCCGGCCCGGCGACCTGTACGGAACGCCGGCTCTTAGTCCTCTCGAGAAGCCCTGGCCTAACGGCACAACCGGAGACCTCTTGGCCCGCTGTATCCAGGACGCCGACTTCGCGGGGAACGCCTTCATCGTGAGACGAGGGGACAACCTCAAGCGTCTCCGTCCGGATTGGGTGACGCTGGTTCTCACCGGAGAGAACGGCGACCCCGACACCGAGCTTCTTGGCATCGTCTTTCAACCCGGAGGTCCGGGATCCGGTAGAGACCCGATGACGTTCCTTGCTGAGGAGATCGCGCACTTCGCGCCGAACCCCGATCCCCTCGCCAGCTTCCGGGGGATGTCCTGGCTGACTCCCGTCATCCGAGAGATCCAGGCGGACAACGCCGCGACGAGTCACAAAGAGTCCAGCTTCAACAACGGTGCCACGCCGAACATGATCGTGAAGCTCGACGTCAACAACATGGAGAAGTTCGAGGCCTACAAGAAAGCCTTCCGCGACAACCACGAAGGCACGACCAACGCCTACAAGACGCTGTTCCTCGCCGCGGGAGCGGATGCGACGGTCGTGGGGCAGAACTTCCAGCAGATGGACTTCAAGGCCCTCCAAGGGTCCGCCGAGACGCGGATCGCCGCGGCGGCTGGAGTGCATCCCGCCATCGTAGGCCTCTCCGAAGGACTACAAGGCTCGAGTCTGAACGCAGGGAACTTCACCGCCGCCGCAAGACTGACGGGCGACAAGACCCTCCGACCTCTGTGGCGGAACTTCTGCGGGGCTATCTCCAACGTCATCGACGTCCCCGGAGGAAGTCGGCTTTGGTATGACACGCGAGACGTCGCGTTCCTCCAGGCCGACGAGAAGGACATCGCGGACGTTCAGCAGATCGAAGCCATCACCATGCGCCAACTGATCGAGACCGGGTTCGAGCCCGACTCTGTCACCGCTGCGGTCATGGCGCAGGACTGGAGCAAGCTGAAGCACACCGACCTCATTTCGGTCCAGCTCCAGCCGATCGCGCCGCCGCCTCAGCAGATGGCCTTACCGATGCCAGAGCCGGCGACGAACGGGAAGGATGCGAATGTCGGTTCCTAGCCAAGCTACGGACGATGCAGCCATGGAACGCTATGCGGCCCCTATGGATGACGCGGGCAATGTCCCGACCACTCCCGACTCCCTGCTGGCACACATCCAAGACCTGCACGGGGCCACTCAGAACGTCGAGGAGACGTTCGCCCAACTCCAGGAGCGGCATAGTTTCATGCACGAGACCGCTTCGCCGGCTCACTTCCACCCGGACCTGCCGCGGGTAGGCCACCACTCCGCATTCCCGACGGACAACCTTGTTCGTGCCGTAACCGAGCGGGCACAGGTCCGAGACGTGGAGGCCGGGATGCCGACCCTGTTCGGCCACTTCGCCCGGTTCGACCAGTTCAACCTGATCGACTCGGCGTACGAGGGGACGTTCCTCGAGCGGATCGCGCCTCACGCCTTCGACAAGACGATCGCGGAGAACCGCGACAACATGCGCGTTCTCTTCCAGCACGGCAGAGACCCGGTCGTCGGGGATAAGCCTCTCGCTGCGATCTCTGCGCTGAGAGCGGACAAGACCGGCCCCTACTACGAAGGCCAACTCCTGGACACGTCCTACGTCCGGGACATCCTCCCCGGTCTTCAGGCCGGGGTATACGGAGCGTCATATCGGTTCCGTGTCCTGCGTGAGGACATCGTGCAGCCGACAGAAGCTTCAGACCACAACCCCGACCAGCTTCCCGAGCGAACGATCAAGGAAGCCCAGGTCATGGAGTTCGGCCCGGTGACCTTCCCCGCGGACCCGATGGCAACCGCAGGCGTTCGTTCGTTGACGGACTGGTATCGGGACACCAAGAGCTTCGACGCCACGTTGAAAGAACTGGCGACGAGTAAGCCCGCCGAACTGGCGCGGCGTATCGAATCCGCACTACCTCCTGCGCCGCCGCAAGGCACCCAGGAACCCGTACGAGCTCAGGAGGACCCAGTGGAAGAGGAGCGGACCCTACGTTCCAAGGAAGACAAGGTCGCAAGGATCGAAGAGCTGCGCAGTGAGCTCCAGACCCTTGCCGACGAGTACCCCGGTGTCATGCCGGCCAAGGCACAGACGCGATTCGATGACCTCGAGGCCGCGATCGAGAAGCAGGATGCGGACCTCAGGGCACAGGAAGAGCGTGAGCGGAAGTTGCAGAAGTGGTCGCAGCCCGAAGAGCGCGAGACCCGCCGCGAGACCGTGACGGCGCCGAACGTGATCGTGCAGCGCGACGACATCTACGACCAAGCTGCGGTCTACCGGGACGCAAGGTCCCCGGAAGACGCGGCGCAGAAGTTCAAGGCCAACGCCATGCGCTCGGTTGAGGGTGCGGCGTTCCCCAACTCCACCGCTCCGAAGGAAGACCAGCAGGCCAGCATCGAGAACCTGCTGGGAAGTGTGGATACCGACGACGCGGAGATCGCCCGAAGGATCCTCACGACCGGCTCCCCCGCCTACCGCCGGGCCTTCGGGAAGTACGTGAAGACCCAGGGCAACACCCACACGATGACCGAGGAAGAGCGAGCGGTCATGGCTGAGGGTGCGGTCGGAACCGGTGGCGCGGCCATCGTCTATGACCTGGACCCGACGATCGTCAAGACCTCCAACGGCGCGGTCAACCCGTTCCGCCGGGTCTGTCGTGTCGTGTCCATCTCAGGAACCAACGAGTGGCG